CAAAAGAAGAAAAGAGTTGTGAGAGTTGTAGCCAATATTGTTACAAAATAGGTGGCGACCGTTCTGTTCTTGTATCAAAAGAATGTTTAAACAACTATCATAGACATTGGAAACAAAAAGAAGAAAAGAGTTGTCTTGGCTGTGCTGATTGGAGAGATAGCAGATGTAGGGAGTTTCTTGACCCTACAGTTTGTTATAAAAATAATTTTAAACATTGGAAACCAAAAGAAGAAAGAAAAAACATTGATTGGGAAGATATGAAAGAAAGCTTGTATAATGTTTCAAGGGATTATAAAATTAATAGAGTGTGTCAATCTATAAATAAACTTGTAGACATTATAAAGGAACATATTGAGGGTAAATAAATTAAACTAAGGGAACTTGATTATGAAGAAAAAAGAAAAAAGGGAGAAAACAGTGACACTAGACGAAATGATGTTTGAAGTAACAGAAGATCTAAAGACAATGGACCTTAAAGAAAAGGTTGGAGAGGTTCATTTTAAGGCTATACATCAATGGTTGAAACTCAAGCTAGCAAAGTATGGTTATGCTGTAGAATTAAGAGTCTACAAGGATGTGCTGGATAATTGCAAACTTGATTCTAATTCATATATGGCACTAAGATCTAAACTAGAAGAGATACAACCGTAACCGGACCAAAAAAAGGAGAGTTAAATGCCGTATTCAAACATTGTATACATCAAGCTTTTTGTAGGATTATTAGATAAGGACAAAAGGTTTCTGTTTGAGCTGAATGAAGAACAACAGTGCCTTTATGTAAAACTTTTATTGTTATCCGGAAGGATGCTTAATAAGATCCCTAATGATATCGAGTTTATTAAGAATAAACTAAATCTAAAAGGGGAAAACAAGAAGATTGAAGATGATATCTTAAAGATAATGCTTGTTTTCCCAAAGTTAAAACTTATTGGAAAACATTATACTTTTAAGAAATTTGAGAAACTACATAACATCATCCGGAAGAAGGATGGAACAGTGTGTAATAAGAGGGATTCTAAAGGGAACACAAAGGACACCCAAAGGAGGTCCAAGGGCACTCCTTCGGACACCCAAAGGGGTGTACCAGAAAAAGAAAAAGAAAAAGAAAAAGAAATAACAGATGTCGGAAATGATCATCCGACAAAGGATTATCCGGAGTCTAAAAGCACAACATATAAAATATTAAACTACTTTTGCGATAAATTTGAAACATACACAGGATATAAATACCCAAGATCCCCAGCAAAGGAACTAAAGATATTTAAAAACATATATAATTCTCAATCCAAAGACGAAAATCTAATAATGAATCTCGTTGATGTTTTTTTTGAATTAGCGGACCAGGATAAGTGGCTAGCCGATAAAATAAGCATAGGTGTTTTTCAAACAAAACTTCCAAGTCTGCTGATTATTAGATCAAAGGAAAAAGGAGGAAAAAAGTGATAGAATGGTTAATTTGCAAGACTTGCGGAAAACAGTTTTCCAGATTATCTGCATTAAGGGAGTGTGAAGGATGTGATCCTCCGGTAAAGGAAAATAAACCAAAGGAGAAGTCAGTAGTAAGAAGAGAAGAGAAAAAGAATCCACCGAATTATCAAGACACACATTAGGAGAGAACCATGGAACTTGAAAAAGCAGAAAAGCTAGGAAAATTATTTGAAGAACTTAGTAGAATAAAACAAGACGTGAAACAAGACAAGGACACAGCTGAAAGACATAAAGAAATAGTTAAAAGGGTTGAAAAACGAGTTGATGTAGAAGAAAATGAAGTATCTAGATTAGAGGATAAAATAGCAAAGTTTTAGAAAATAAAATACAAGGGAGAGGTAATTATGTCAAATGACGAAAGGGTAAGTGAACGATGTACAGGTAGGGAATTGGTATGGTATCGGTTGAAGAAAAAGTGGAGAGGTTAAAGAGATCACTTCTTTGGATGGCCAGAATGATAGAACCGTTGCAGAAAAAGATGGCGTTGATGACAGGTCACGAACACAGTACCAGTAATGAAATTGTAATTGCAGTTGGAAAACTAAGGGATTTTGAAGATTATTGTAATTGTATTAATAGGATCAGGGGAGTATTAAACGACAATCCTATCCCGGCACCAGCACCACCATCACCCGGTCTGGATGAAAAAGCAAAGACAGAGTCATTGGATAAGCCAATTGGAGAAGTTGACCGTGAGTTGTCGCAAACCGGAAGATTTCGGAAGAAGAAAAGATAAATGATTGAGGTAATCTGTTTTATTGCTTTTGGGTATTTAATATTATCTGGACTGTATAAGATAATCCGGAAAAGGATCCTTAAACAGGAAGAGAGACGTATCATAAAAGAGGTGCTTGATACTGTACCCGGTTCTGTTCAAACGTTGTTTTCTCAATTGGAGAGTGCCGGGTTTCTTGATTTTCAAGATCAAGATCAAATTTTCTTTCAAAGTCAGTTTAAAAATGGTAAGGTTATTCTTGAGTTTAGTCAAAAAATAAATGATCTTGAAAACCTTTTGTTAGAATGTAGCGAAAAGGTAAAAAGGGGTGAAAATGGGAATTAGAATATTAGGTTATGTAAAAAGGGAATATCCTCAAATAAGAGCAGTAGAAATAGAAACACAATTTAACAAAAATGATATTTACGAGATTCTTTCAAGAAGTAATCTCCCGGATGATGTTATGTTATTTATGCTAAAGCGGCTTATAGATCTATTAGAAGCTGGTACGGTTCCGGAACAGAAAAAATCATGTGATGAGTGTAAACATTCTAGAAGTCAGAGTGATATTAAGTGTTATAGGAAAGATTTATCTAAACCTTGCGGACCAAAGTATATATTTTGGGAACCAAAACCAGAAACAACAGAGTGTAGATGTTGTGGTAGTAAAATACTTAAAGAAACAGCGGTGGATGGTTGTTTTGGTTGCAGTAACGAAAAAACGGATGATAAAATATATCCTTGTAGTTGTTGTAGTGATTTTAGATTGTGGACCAAGAAGGTTAAAAATTAACTTTTTTATAGAACTGATTGATTTTATTAGATGGGAAATTGTTATCATCCGGATCCGGATGGGAGGAAGAAATGAAAATTTTAGATTTATTTTCCGGAATAGGAGGATTTAGTGAAGGAATTAGACAGTCAGGAATTAAAGTTGAATGGCACGGATTCTCAGAAATCGACAAGTATGCCAGCCAAATCTACAAAAAGCACTTCCCGGAAGCAAGAGAGCTTGGAGCAATTGAGTCTGTTCGAGGATCAGAGTGTCCAAAACTCGACCTCATTACTTTCGGATTCCCTTGCCAGGATTTGTCAATTGCTGGAAAACGAAAAGGACTTGAAGGTAATCGAAGTGGGTTATTCTTTGAAGCTATTAGAATCATTAACGAAAACAAACCCCGTTATGGGGATAAAGAAGGGGGAAGCTTAATCCAAACTAAGGAAACAAAAGGAAATAGTCAGGGCGCAAGGATTTATTCAATAGAGGGACTAAGTACTTCAATATCTTCGCAAGGTGGTGGCCAGGTAGCAAAGACAGGGTTGTATGAAATATCATCAGCACAACCAAGATGTGGAGATCCTAAAAAGGGTGGAACCGGACCATTAAGAAGTACAGAGAAGTGTTTTACAATTGATAGCAATCCTCATATTGTAAACCGAATCAGAAGATTAACTCCAAAAGAATGTGAAAGGCTACAAGGTTTTCCGGACAATTGGACCGAAGGAATAAGCGATAGTCAAAGATATAAATGTTTAGGCAATGCGGTATCAGTACCGGTTGTAAAAATGGTAGTAGGAAAGTTATTTAAGTAGTGGGGGAAGGAAGAAAAGAAAATGATTGTCCTGATTGATTGGTGGGTTATTGAGGATTGGATTTGTAATGATTGCGGAACGAAGTTTTATTCAGAAAATCATTATGATCCAGAATGTCCGGATTGCCAACATCAAAATATAGAGATTTTTAAAGATTCATTCCGGGTTAGACCTAAACCATTGATTTTCAAACAAATTTAAGGAGACAAAAATGCCTTTAAAGAGCCTTTATTTGATATTCCCCAACAAACCCCAAAGAGACGATTTTAACAGTAAAAAGAATTTATTAGAAAAAGCAATCGGAAGAAGCCTATCGGTTGAAGAAAAAGTGGTAGCATATATAAGATTTTATGTTCCTCATTACGGAAGGTATAAAAAAAAGAAACCCAAAGGTCATGGTTATATATCCATAAGCAATAGAATAGGTATATCAGTTTGGCGAGTCCGGAAGATAGTAGAAACTCTAATGGAGCCATCAGCATCCCTGCAAACAGTAAAAACCAAATACGAAATTTAATTAAATCCACACATTAATACTCATAACTTCACACACTCCTTCTGTCGATACAACTCATAACAGTTTGTTTTTCAACCATTGGTGATGGCTACTAATGCCTTAATACAGCTTTTAAAGCTATTTAGAGGATAAAATGGTACGATATGGATGTTTTGTCGACAGAGATTCAGAAAAAAAGAACAAAAAGCGTAGAGAAAACATTAAAAGATTAAAGGAAGCCAAGAGAGATCAAAAGCAATCTAAGTTTGATAAAGAATATGAAATACACATATACGAACAAAAGAGGGACTGGTAAACCATGAAAACATCTAAATCTAAGTCTAAAATAGACAAGAGAACAACAAAGGTCCAAAAAATCACAGCTAGACAGTTGAAGTTTTGTGCTGAATACCTTAAAGACTTAAACGGAACCCAAGCAGCAATCCGGGCCGGGTTTTCAGCAAAAACAGCAGATAGTCAGGTGACTAGGTTGTTGAAAAATGTAAGGATAAAAAAAGAGATAGCCAAAAGGATAGCATTAAGGGAAAAACGAGCTGAATTGACTGGGGATCTTGTAATAGCAGAGTTAAGGAAAATAGGATTTGCAGACATAAGAAAGCTTTACGATGTAAATGGTAGTGTGTTAAACATTAAAGATCTTCCGGATGACGTAGCCACTGCTGTTGTTAGTTTTGAAGCGGATGAGCTCTTTGAAGGTGTAGGGCTGCAAAGAAGAGAAGTTGGAGAAACTAAAAAGATTAAGTTGGCCGATAAAGTGAAAGCATTAAACTTGTTAGGTAATCATTTTGGGATATTTAAGAAAGAGGTTGAAGTAGCTGGAGTTGAAAAGATAGCAGATATAATGGAACGAGATTTAGAGTATCGAAAACGTTTAAAATCAAAGGATTAAAATGTTTGAAATACAAAACTCAAATTTTACAGCGGCAGAATGGATCAATAGATTCCTTTACATAGTAGACAAGGACCGCAAAAAAGCACCATTTGAATTAAACTGGATACAAAGATCGATCTTTGAAAATCAATCGTATAGAGATTTAGTCCTTAAACCGAGGAAGCCGGGTGTCAGCTCTTTAATTCTGGCTGAGTGGCTTGTTGCTTGTCTTGTTGAACCTAACACACAAGCAGTAGTCATAAGCCATGAGAAGGGAGCTACACAAAAGCTATTGGAAAGGGTTTACTATTACATTAATACAATGGTAATGAAACCTAAAACAGGGTCCGAAAGCGTGAACGAAATAACGTTTCCGGACACCAACTCTAGCTTTTACATAGGTACAGCCGGCTCAAAAGCTTTTGGTAGAGGTTCTGATATAACGCATTTACATATATCAGAGCTTGACTGGTGGGAGCATACAGATATGTTGACTGGAGTTATGGAAGCGTGTGTACCTAAAGCACGTGTTGTGATAGAAACTACAGCAAACGGATATAACAGCAAGTTTCATAAACTCTGGACCGGATCAAAGAAGGGAACGAATGAATACAAGAGACACTTCTTTGGATGGCCGGATGCAGAAGAGAACGTCAAGCCAATTGAATCAGACTTTGTTTTAACAGCAGAAGAAACGAAACTAAAGGAAACTTATAAGCTAAGTAATCAACAGATAAATTGGAAGAGGTGGAAGCTCAGAACGATGGATGATCCGAAACTGTTTCCGCAAGAGTTTCCAATCAACGATGAAGAATGTTTCTTATTTAGTGGAAGAATGTTTTTTGAAACAGCAAGACTCAAACTATATTTAGATAGTTGTACGGATCCGATAGCAACAGGGGAATTGAGTAGGAAGCTTGATTCCATAGAGTTTTTACCAAACGCAAACGGAAGTTTAAAAATACATAAGAGACCGGCACCCGGTCATTATTATATACTTGGAGTAGATGTAGCGGAAGGTTTAGGGCAAGATTTTTGTACGATATCAGTGATTGACAGAATGTCTGCAGAAGTAGTTGCAACTGTCAGACAAAATATAGATCCTTCAACATGGGGATCAGAGATAGCGAAAGTAGGTCAGTTTTATAATTGGGCTTTCGTAGCAGTTGAAGCAAACAATCATGGATTAACAAGCTTGACAGTATTAAAAGACACAGAGAACTATCCGGAAGATCTAATATTTTACAGCAGAACCGTAGACAAGGCAACAAACGAATCGGTAGACAAAATTGGTTTTAGGACCACACTACTAACAAGGCCATTGATTTTAGATGGTTTAGATAAAAAGATAAGAACAGGATTAATAGGAATACCATCAAAAGATATAATAGGTGAACTAATGAGCTTTATAATAAACAACAAAGGAAAAGCAGAAGCACAAGTTGGCGGAAACGACGATTTCGTTATATGTACAGCAATAGCGTTTTATGTAATGCCGTTTGCAAATAGGATTGATACTGGTGAAGAGCAAGGTACACCGTATCAACCTAAACATAAATACTAGAGGTAAAAAAATGGGAAATGATCAAGTAGTTGTTCCGGAAGTTGCTAAACCAATTATTGAACAAGGTGCTCCAGTAGTAGAGCCAATTGAAGAAACAAAACCTAAAGTAAACGTCAATCCAGTAATCAAAGTACCACTCACACCGGACCAGAAGACTCAGATGAACAAAGTAATCGAAGAAGAGATGTTAAAAATACTGCAGACTTATTCAGAATATAACAAAGGGATGAGCTGGTTTACTCATGTGGACAATACAACACAGGATTATATAGATGGAAGCAATGTTGAAGATTATGATGATGATGATGGCAAGAAAAAGCTACTAATAACAACAATGATGTGCGATGTTATGTCTTCTAAAGATAAACGTCAAACAATGGGAGCTAGGCCTGTAATGCTGTTGGTTCCTAAGCGTGGTGAAGAAAAGAAATACAAGGCTGAGGATATAGCTGATAGACAGAATGATCTTGATAATACATTAAGAAAAGATTGCAAAATGGAAGAGCTCAACTATGTTGCAAGTCGTATGGCTTGTACAAACGGCGTATCAATAATAAAATATCCATACCAAAAGAATATAGAGTACAAAACAAGACGAACAGTTTATCAGCCTGAACAGCAAGAAGATGGTTCAATGGGAAATAAGAAGTTTGAGGATCTTTATAACTCCGATTTATTCAATCCAAAATCAAAGGCGTACAAAAACTGGGAAAAGCTTAAAGATGGTGAAGAGGTTGTAATAACAGATGTTGAACCAATAGTCCAATTCAATGGAGTTAAACCGTACAGAGTGGACCTAAAGAAATTCTTTGCAAGACTAGATATAAAAGACTTCCGGAAACATAAAGTAATCTCTGAATTGATAGACACATATACTTGGAGTGATATAGAATCAAGAACAGCTCAGGATGATAATGATCCTCATGGTTTCGATGCAGATGCAGTCGCAGAGCTTCAAACTAAACTAGGTGCCGGATATCTTGATAGCAATAACACAATCTATGAGTCAGTTGTTTATATTAAGTTGAAGAGCGAAATGAGTAAAGATACAGCAGCAGACAAAAAAGACAAATACCAGAGATACCTAGTAACCTATGAAGACACTCACAAAATAATCCTAAAATGTATCCACTATCCATACGAACATAACGATATCAACTATGTTGCAAAATGTGCTATACCTCGTGATGATAGTTGGTCCGGATGGTCCTTCTCAACAAGACTTAAAGATGTAAAGACAATAGCAGAGGGCTTCATGAATTCAATGATGACTCAGTTTAAGTTGTCAGAGAATGGTATGATAATGACTGATGACAATAGGACAGATTTTAGTAGAATGAATATAACAAATGGTGACGGAATGTCAGTTGTTAAGTTTACATCAGGAAAACAGTTTAAACAGTTTGATTGGAATTTCCCAAACGTTGATAGACCGGGACTGATTAATTGGATCCTAAATTTTGGCTCATTGATTACTGGAGTTGATCCAGCTATAAACACTGGAGCACAGACTCCAAACGATCCTAGAGCACCACTAGGTAAGGCGTTATTAAAGCAAGCCAACAGTGATAAGCGTATTGATGATATAATATTGAATATGCAGCTAGCCGATAATCAAGGTGCTAGAATGGTTGATTGGACCTATAATCAATTTGTAGCAAAAGATCCTAAAGAGTATTTTGATGGAGATTATGTATCTCATGGATCCACAATATCGTTCAGTCCGGAAGAAGACAATCAAACTATGATAAGCTTTATAGGTATTTTAGCTAAACTATCACCACAAACAATGGAAGATCCGGCGGTTGTTCATTCATTCCTCAATTCATTGGTACAAAATTCTGCTGGAAGTATCAAGAATAATAAAGATATTATAATGGCTCCATTAGAAAAACAGATGAAGGTTCAAGAAGCCACAGAAAAGCTTATAAAAGATATAAGAGCAGAGGGCAAGGCAAACAACAAAACAAAAGATGAGATTGATTTAAAAATAAAAGAGGTACTAGGTTCCCTGAGAGGTAAGAATACCCCGGCTGGAAACCAGCCGAAACAACAGGGAAACCCTGTACCAGTAGGGGGTGGCTCGCAACCACCCAACACTATCCCAGCCGGAGGGCAACCTAGATGACGGAAACAGTAAAGACAGATCCTTTCAAGCAGATTAAAGAGATACTATCTAAGAGCAAAGAGAAAACTAAAAAAGCTTTAGATAGTATGACTGCACGTGTTAATAGCACGCTGGCCCGAAAGCTAAATCATATAGCAGAATTAAAATCTTGTGTTAGTGAAAGTCAGGAAATGTTAAAGGATGAAAACTATCCCAATCATAGGAAGTTTCTAATCGGACTAAGGACCAGCTATTCTAAACATCTTGAGTATCTATCTGCAAATATGAATGATACTAATAAGTACGAGATATCCGGAATAGCTAAAAGCCTAGAAGTGTTTGATTTATTAATAAACAGGCCCGGACAATTGCTTAAAGAATTGAAAGCATTTGAAAAAGAGGACAATGATGCTAGGTGAAGAAGAAAAGAAAAAGCTATACGATAATCCGGTAAAATGGGTACAAGACAATGGGTTCCATGGTAAAATAATTCTTAATTGTCACGAAAAAGATGTACCAAATATAGTAATGGAAGAAAGGATCAACAGACCAAATTTAAGCCCAACAAGGGCAAAGGGAGAGTAAGATGGCTCAGATGTTTAGAAAAGGTGATGAAGTTGTTAAGGTTGGTGACATAAGGACTTTAGGTAAAACTCACTTGCAGAGTCAAAAGAAGTTTGCTATAACATATTCAATGCTTGGAGAAAATGGACTATTAATGTTTCCAACAGAAGAAGAAAGAGATAAAAGTTTTGAAGGAATATATAAGATGATGCAGGCTGTAAAATAGATCTTTAAAAACTTAATAGTAGTATAGTCAATCGTAACAAGCGAAGACGAAATGAATAGCATAAAAGCTATCTGTTTCGTCTTTTTTGTTTGTCAGGCAGTAATGCCGGCAATAATAAACCTGTACCGCTCATAGACCGTGTTAGTCTATCGTGAGTACAAAACAGGAGATTCAAATGTTTAATGTACTGAGTAAGTTGTTTGGTAGTATGCTATACCCGAAGTTCTTTGCAGGAGAAGGTGATGGTGGTCCAAACGATCCATCAAAACCGGGAGAAGAAGATCCGAATAATCCGAACACGCCGGCTCCTCCGGCTGTAAACGAGGATGTAAAAGAATCGGACATTTCAGATGAAGACTATGAAAATGCAATTGCAAAACAGTCTCCTAGGCAAATGGCAGCAATGAATAAGAGGATGCGTGATAAGCTTGCAAAGAACGATGCTGCTAAAAAAGCATTGGAATCAAATCCTCCAAAACCTAAGAAGGAAGAGGATCCACCTAAGCCACCGGCTGAGTCCGATAAGGGTAAAAAGCAATGGAACGCTATAGACTGGGTATCTCAGACTGGAAAGGGAAAAAATGCAATTGCACATCTAAGAAGAACAGGTATGGATGATGACCAAATAACAGCGCTCATTGACATTAATGGGATTTTGGGAACACAGATATCTGAGTCTACAATGGCTCCAATGGCTTCTGAGTTCAGGGAAGGAAAGTTTTCTAAAGCATTAGAGACTTTCTCAAAGGATGAGAAGTATAAATATGGAATGTCAAAACCTGAAATTAGAAGTGCGGTTGAAGCGGATATCCGGAAGAACAATGATCCTAAAGATTGGAACAAACCAGAAGTAATCAAGTCAGCTTATGGGCTTGCTCTAGTAGATCATCAAGATTTACTATCAGCTCCAAAAAGAGAAATAGTCGATGGAGATATTCACAACGGAGCTGGATCCGGAGCACGAAAAGTAGTAGCTCCTGAAAAAGATGTTGCTGAGTTCGCCAGAGTGAACGGAATGACGTATGAATCAAACGAAGACAAAGCCACAGCAAAATCGGCTTTTACAGCATATAAAGCTGTAAATGGATAGAAAAAAATAATAGCGGAGGGAAAACAATGGGTTCAATAAATTATGGTCCTATAGAAAAAAGAGAAAGTGCGGGATTTAGAATTCTCCCGATCAAAGCATCTGTAGCTTTTAAAGCTCTAGGTGGAAAGTTTGTATCAAAAGATGGTACCGATGACTTCAAGCTTGCAATTGCATCTGATGGTGGAACAGGCGTGGAAGTTGTAGGTTGGTGCGATGTTTCAGGCGATGTAACACAGCCGGCTGAAATAACAAAGATGGCTTGTATTTGTGATTTTAACCAAGTTTACGAAATGCCTGTTGATGCAGCTTTTACGGAAGCCGAAGCAATAGAATTTTTGTTTAAAACTTGCGATATTGCAGATGCAGATCAAGATTCAAATGCTGTACAGAGTGCTGATATTGGAACATCAACAACAAATGTTTTGATTCTTGTTGGTTATGATGTTGTAAAACAGACAGTTCGAGTACAGTTAAACCCAGCCGGACACGTAACAACTGGAGTATAGTTTTAAGGTTTAGAACAGAAGGATTAGTGCAAAAATAACAGCGGAGGGAAAACAATGGATACAAGTATGATAACGAAAAAACTGTATAACAAATCTGTACAATGGATTTGGGAATCAAAGCAGAAAGGGTATGACAAGGTTGGATCGTATTATGATAAAGTAGCAAATGTTATGCCGATATCAGATATGGAAGGGGATCCTAACATAATGACATCTGGTGTTGGTCCAAGTGTATTGGAAGAGATAGAAGAAAAAGAACCAATCACATTTGTTGATGGAATTGAAGGGTATACGGTCTATATCAAAAGACGTAACTTTTCACTAGGTGCAGAAACGGCAATGAAGTTGGAAGACGATATGTCAGTTGTAGGTATTGAGAATTTCTTTAAGAAGTACATACAAGATAATATCATGCCTTCTATTGAACCAACTATTGATACGTTTTTTGCATCAACCATACTTAACGGTGGGTTGACAGCAGGACATAAATCGTTCAATAACAGCACAAAGAAGATTGCAACTGGTTATGGTGATTTTCTTTATGATGGTAAACCGTTGATGTCATTGACTGGTACAGCTCATCCGGCCAAAGGTCATTCAACGACTTATATCAATTTGTTAGCGGCAACCCCTTTAACGTTTGACAACTGTCAGACTTTAGACGTTTTGTTCCGTTCAACAAATGCTGTAATGGAAAATGGTCAAGTATTGGATATGAGCAAAGATCTTGCTTGTATGGTTCCTGTTCAGTTAGGTGACAAAGCAAAAGTTGCTTTAAACACTGATAGAGATCCGTCAACCGGAAACAATGGATTGAATCCATTGAAGGGCCGATACGACATTATAGAAAATCCTTATCTAAATGCTCAGCCAACTGCGTGGTCATTTATGAAGAAAAAAATGGGATTCACTCTATTTGTTAATAAAACCCCTCAGATCAGATATTGGGTTGATGAGTCTACGAGAATTCTAAAAGCATCAGCTACGATAACTCTAGCTGGAGCATGGACAAATTTCCGTGGTATTGCTGGTGCGAATTACGCAACTAGCTAAGGAATAATTTATGAGTAAACGTGAGTCAAGCTTTATTAGCATTGGAGACTGTGAAGTATGCGGTAATACGGATATGGAGCTATTCCATAGCAAAGAAGGCTTGGCTTGCATTACTTGTAAAAACACAATAGAAAACGAAAAGGTACAAGACTCAACAGCTAAATCGTTTAACAAAGGAATACAACAGATCAGAAATAGATTTAAAGGCTTATAATAGGGAGGGACAATGAAAAAGTTATTAGGTATTACATTAATGTTTATGCTAGCATTGATTTTATTTAGTGCAAATGTTTTTGCAAGAGGTCCGCAAAGATATCCAAAAGGAATGTCTCTAGCAACAGAAACACAAGAGACAGCGTCCGGGTTTACTATGGAAGCTGGAGATTTGCTTATCAATAACCGGCTTTTATCGGCAACTGGTTTAGTAAATCTAAGGTTGAATTTTATCGATATTCCAGCGGCAAGTGCTACAGCTATAAAAACTGTAACTATTGCTACTGCAACATTGATAGCATCAGACACAACGTGGACTTTAGCAGCCGGTGATATTACCGATGTTATTGAAGCAAGAAACGTCACGATAGCGTTCGCCACAACTTCTCTTTCCGGATTTACAGGAAGTTTGAGTGTTGTAGGAACGGACCATCGAGGACAGTCAACGACAGAAACTATTACAATCTCAACCTATGCAACGACTTCTGGAGTTATTGCATGGAGATCTATAACATCAGCCACGCTATCAGTAGATACAATTACTGGTGCAACTGTGCCTATAGTGATCAGTTTTGGCTCAGGTGATCTTATTGGGTTATTAAACGATATCACTGCAAGCACTGATGTTGGGAAAGTTATAGAAGCTGGGGCAACAATAACGACAGCAGTTATAAACGCAACATACGACACTATTGACTTTGCTACAGATCCGGATGGATCAACAGATTATATAGTGGTAGTCAGTCCAAAAGCAAAATAAACAACGAAAGGGATAGGGGATAAAACCTCTATCCTTTTTGCTCAAAGGAGAATATCGTGGGATATAAAACAAGTGATATAAATAAAGCAGAACAACTGCAAAGAAAAGGTTTCACTATTATAGGCCAGAGTGGTAATCCTCTTATATTTGAGTTTAAGGAAGAGATCAAAAAAGATACAGTTCCACCGGAACCAGCTCAGATACCTAAGACTGTTCCAAATGATAAATTTGAACGGAAGATAGCACCACCTAAGCCGGAAAGGCTACAAAAACCAATAGTACAACTACCACCGGAAAAGGAAGACGAGGGCTTAACGACTAAAGAAAAGGTTGAAGAGGAAAAAGCTCCACCAGCATCAACTCCGGTCCAAGAAGAAAAGAAGGATCCGCCAAAGCCGGATAAAACCAAAAGTTTTGTCAAAACTGGAGCTGAATTGAAAGCATCCTTTAAAGGCAAAGTGGCCAAGAAAGTTACAAAAAAATCTTCAAAGAGAGGAAAGAAATGAAGAAAGGTATATTAATATTAGTCTCAGCGATGCTTTTGTCAGTACCATTGTCTGCAAACTTTTGGGGAGATAAAACATCTCAAAAAGGATCCATTTATAATCGTACTATATCTTCAACTACAACTACTGCATTGTTTGACACAGCAGTTGATGAAGATATTATAAGTGTTGATTATGATAACAGAACAGGCTACACAATGTATTTGTCTACTTTCCAAGCAGTAGCGGTTGATACAACATATATGTACCCTCTTTTAAGTTCGGTGGATGCAACAAAACCGATATTTAAAAAGGATAGTACATCATATAGGTTTGCTATATCATCAGCAGGGGTTCCATCAGCATCCGGACTACATATAAATATAACTAAATAGGGAGGGGATCATGCGAAAGTTATTAATAACCATCCTTGCTCTATTCAGTTTTGTTTGCATAGCTAACGCCAAAACGTTAGTTGAATTAAGGACTGCAGAACGATACAAGTTGATGGATAGCACTCAGACCACCAATAGTCCTACATGGAGTGATGCAGAGCTCAATATCCGGAACAACGATGTACAGATAGAAATATCTCAGTATACTAGATGCATATATTCTACATATACTGCAACTCCGGTGACTGGCCAAAGTATATACGCTAAACCAGAAAAATGTATAAAGATTGATCGAGTAGCACTACTTCAAACATCATCAACTACTTCTTATAAGAAAATCCCAGCCGTAACTATCGGTGGGCTAGACATTTTATTGTCTACATGGGAATCTGCAACTGCTGGAAGACCATTACATTATTATGAGTCCGGAAACAACTATGGTTTTGATAGACCTTTCTCTTCAACGTATGCTCTTACAGATGCGATAGAGATATTTTACTACAAATATCCGGATGATATGGTACTTGATAGCGATGAGCCATTTGATGGACTAGACTATCTTGCAATCTATCACGATGTTATTATATTAGGCGTGGTAATTAAGTGTAAACAGGATGAAGGTAAATGGACCGAAGCAGACAATTTAGGTGCTGAATATAGATATAAAATCAATTTAATGATGGATAGTATTTATAATTCGCCTGATCAACGAGTACAACCACTTAAAATTGGAGACTAACGTGAAAAAAATATTATTAGTCTTTCTTCTTGCAACAATGTTTGCAACACCGTTATTAGCAATTCCTAGTTCAAAACAAGTGCAGTCTTTTTCTGGGTTTATAGATATTTTGCAGCCGGATGGAATGGGTGATGAGTTCAGTCCGGACTTGCTTAATGTTTGGACTGATTTATTCAATGCTATAACTAAAAGAGAAGGCTATGCAAGATTTTTTTCATCTGCTTTAACTGAACAACAGCAGATTAGATCATTATATCCCTATTCACTACAGGACAGCACAAAATATCTTATCACAGAATCATCCGGCAGTATCTATTATTCAAGAGACGGAACCAACACATCAATTTTATCTGGTATAAACAATGCCTATAGGTATGACTATTTTACTGCTGGTGACTTGCTTTATGGATCCAATGGGTTTAATACTCCCTTTTATAGCAGCGCAACAGCTTATGTGCTTTTTGATGCTGCAAATTCTACCGGTATGGTAAAAGCACGCTATATAGAATATTGGAACAATAGATCATGGTGGGCCGGTATTGATGGTCAAATGTCAACTATATGGTGGAGTGAATATCTTGATCCTACAAATATACAGCCAACTAATTATTTAAACATAAACGTACAGGATGGAGATATTATTACTGGATTATTAAAGACCTCAGATAACAAGATGAAAGCAACAAAGACCTATTCAACTTGGGAGCTATACGAAAGACTACCGGGAGTATATGATTTTAGAAACCTAAGCCAAAAGTTCGGCTGTTTGTATCAAACTACCATGGATGAGCTAGACGGATTCCCTATTTGGATGAGCCACAGAGGAATTGAATTATATGATGGCAACTTTAACTTAATTTCAAGCCCCATCGATAACTACATGAAGTCTTTGAGACAACTAAACGTTCAATCAGGGATTCTTTCGCAAACATCAGCATCCGATTGGAACGCAGGATCCGGAGTAAACATTGATACAACTACTTATGCCGGAAGTGTAACCATGGCCCAATCGTCTGGCACTTGGACACTTGAAACATCAACAGATTGGGCGGCTGGTACTTATGGAGCAAACCTAATAGATGTTTCAACTCC